CCTAGATTTACCTTCTACTTGGAACTGGATGTATGGAGTAGAAAACGATAACTTATAAATAATTACTACAAAATCAGAAGCCTTTCCATGGGAGGAGAATCCAAATGCCAACTCAATTAAGTCCAGGCGTGAATGTTACAGAAATAGATCTAACAACTATTGTGCCTGCTGTTGCCACTTCTACTGGCGCTATTGCAGGTATCTTTAATTGGGGTCCACTTAATACACGTGTTCTTGTTGACTCAGAAACAACACTTGTTAATACATTCGGTAAGCCAAATTCAAATAATGCCGAAACATTTTTTACAGCTGCTAACTTTCTGGGTTATACAAATGCTCTATGGGTAGTTCGTGCGGCTAATACAACATCAGCAAATACGGCACAGGCTGCTAAGAATTCTTATGCAAACGTTGGCACAGTTTCAAATTCTGCTGTGGTTGCAAATACAGTGGATTTTCAATCAAAACAAGGTTTGTTTGATAACGACATTCTTTACATTGCTAAATACCCAGGTGGTACATACGGTAATTCACTCCGTGTTTCCATTTGTGATAGCGTAAATGCATTCTCTTCAAACGTAAGTCTTGTTGCTAATTCTGATACATCAGCAACTATTACAACAAATATTGGTTCAAATTCAGTTACAGTTACAGTTACTTCTGTTGGTGCAAACGTACTTTCTACAAATGCTTTTGCTTTTGCACTTGCTAATAGTTTTGTTGTTGGTGATCAATTAGCTCTTGGTAATACAACAATTGGTTTTCAATATCCTTCTATCTCTGCTATTAGCGGAATGTCAGTAGTGGGTACAAATACATCATTTACAATCTCAACATATGATCCATATCGTCTTGGAACTCAGTTCATTGCCAATAGCACTGTTAACCCATCGGTAACACGTCGCTGGGAATTCTTTAATGCTGTAGGTTCTGCACCTATTACATCTCAATATAATGCTCAGTTTGGTAATTCGGCTGCAGTTGATACAATGCATATTGTTGTTCAAGACGAAAATGGCATCTTCTCAGGTCAGCCAGGAACAATTCTAGAAACATTCCTTAATGTTTCTCGTGCAACTGATGGTAAGAATACAGATGGTACTGTTAATTATTATCAAACAGTTATCAATGATGATTCAAACTATACTTGGGTTGCAAATGATCGCTCTGGTGCGGCATCTGCTCCTGCGACTACAATTGCTTCATCGACAAACCAATTACCACTTTCTATTTCATACGTAAATGGTCAAGATGGTTATTCAGAAGCAACTGTACCACTTTCAACAATTTCTTCTGGTTATAACTACTTTACATCCGCTGAGGATGTTGATATTTCATTGGTTCTTCAAGGTAAGCCAATTGGTGGTTCAACTGCTTCTCAAGGCTTTACTGTAGCAAACTTCCAACTTGCTAACTGGATAATTGATAATATCTGCGCAGTTCGTAAAGATTGCGTTGCCTTTATTACACCAGATGACGGCATTGTGACAGGCAATCCAGGTAATCAAGCTGCAGCTGTTGTGGCATGGAGAGATATTCTTCATGATTCTTCATACACTGTTCTTGACTCTGGTTACAAATATCAATATGACCGCTATAATGACATCAATCGTTATCTGCCTACAAATGGCGATATCGCTGGTCTCTGCGCTCGTACTGACAATCAACGTGATCCATGGTGGTCACCAGCTGGTTTCAATCGTGGTCAAATCAATAACGTGATTCAGATGCGTTGGAATCCAAAACAATCTTCTCGCGATCTGCTTTATAGCAATGGTATCAACCCAGTTATTTCAATTCCTGGACAGGGTACAATCCTTTATGGTGATAAAACACTTCAGTCAAAACCATCAGCATTTGATCGTATCAATGTTCGTCGCTTGTTTATTGTTCTTGAAAAAGCTATTTCAAGAGCTGCTAAGTACTCATTGTTTGAATTCAATGATGCATTTACACAAGCTCAATTTAAGAACTTGGTAACACCTTATCTTCGTCAAATCCAAGGTCGTCGTGGTATTACAGACTTCTTGGTTGTATGTGATAGCACAAACAACACTCCACAGGTTATTGATTCTAACCAATTTGTTGGTGATATCTACATTAAACCAGCTCGTTCAATTAACTTCATTCAGTTGAACTTTGTGGCTGTTGGAACTGGTGTTCAATTCTCTGAAATTGTTGGTAAGTTCTAATAAATAGATCAGGATTACAAGGAGAATAATAAATGTCAGGTTTCAATATTAGTAGCTTCAAACAACAGGGCCTTATCTATGGTGGGGCCCGTCCTTCCCAGTTTGAAGTTTATCTTTCAATCCCAACATTTGTTGCAGCGGATACTGGTTCAGATACTAAATTTCGCTTTACATGTCAGGCAGCTCAACTACCTGCAGCAACACTTGGAACAATTGAAGTAGGTTACTTTGGTCGTAGAATTAAATTAGCAGGTGATCGTACATTTGCTGATTGGACTGTAACAGTTCTCAACGACGAGGATTTCCTAGTTCGTGCTATGTTCGAAAAGTGGTCAAATTCATTGAATAAGTTGGAAGCTAACCAACGTCAATCATATGCAACAGAAAATGATTACAAAGCCACATTGAATGTTATTCAATATTCAAAGGATGGTAATATCATTCGTTCATATGATATAATTGGTGCTTATCCATCAGTTGTTGATGCAATTAACTTAAATTGGGATCAACAAAGCCAAATTGAAACATTTGGTGTAACATTTGCTTACGATTACTGGTTACCAACACCAGGCACAGAGCTTAATAACTCGTATATAGCTGATGCAACAACACCAATTGGTCTATAATATATAATGATGGCCTCTTAAAATAGATTATTATACTAGAGAGGGGCTGAGTAGTCTTAGCTCCTCTTTTATTTGAAAGGAAAAAAATGGCTGAGTTGTTTGGATGGGAATTTAAGCGCAAGGCGCAGCAAGATCCGGTTGTTTCATTTGCTCCCAAGGAAACAGATGACGGCGCTCTAGTTATTGCTGCCGGCGGATCATTTGGCACGTACGTTGATCTTGATGGCACAGTTAGAACAGAAGCGGAACTTGTTACAAAATACCGCGAAATGGCTTTACAACCAGAATGCGATGCTGCAGTTGATGAAATTGTCAACGAAACAATGGCTATTGATGAGAAAGATATTGTTAAAATTGACCTAGATCAATTAGAAATTCCAACTAATATCAAAAAAGTCATTTATGAAGAATTCAAAAACATCCTTAACATCTTAGATTTTAATCGTCATGCCTACGAAATCTATCGTCGTTGGTATATTGATGGCCGTTTATATTATCACGTTATCATTGATGATAAAGATCCTAAAGCCGGTATCAAAGAAGTTCGTTATATTGATCCACGCAAAATTCGTAAAGTACGTGAAATTGCAAAGAAACGTACACGTGGTGGTGAGAGTGGTGAAGCAGTTATTCAAAAAGTTCAAAATGAATATTATATCTTTAATGATAAAGGCTTTAACTACGGAAATAAAATTGTTGGGCCTACAACAACAGGTCTAAGAATTGCCAAGGATGCTATTGTGAATATTACATCTGGTCTTACAGATACAAACGGAACAATGGTTCTTTCATATCTTCACAAAGCAATTAAAGCACTTAATCAATTAAGAACACTTGAAGATGCTCTAGTCATTTATCGTTTAGCTCGTGCTCCTGAACGTCGTATTTGGTATATTGATACAGGTAACTTGCCTAAGATGAAAGCCGAACAATACGTTCGTGATATTATGGTAAAACATAAGAATCGTTTGATTTACGATGCTGAAACCGGTAACGTAAGAGATGATCGTAAGTTTATGACTATGTTGGAAGACTATTGGATTCCTCGTCGTGATGGCGGTAAAGGTACTGAAGTTACAACATTGCCAGGCGGTCAGACTCTCGGTCAAATGGATGACGTATTATATTTCCAAAAGAAATTCTATGGAACACTTAATGTTCCTATTAATCGTCTTAATTCAGATGCATTATTCTCACTTGGTCGTGCAACAGAAGTAACACGTGATGAACTTAAGTTTGCTCGTTTTATTGCTCGTCTTCGTGCAAAGTTTGCTATATTGTTTACTAAGATGCTTGAGAGACAATTAGTTCTCAAAGGTGTTATGACAATCGAAGACTTTAATAATATTGCAGCTGACTTTAAATATAACTTCTCTAAGGATAACTACTTTACAGAACTTAAAGATGGTGAAATTCTTGATAACCGTATTAATCTTGCACGTAATATGCAAGATATGGTTGGCAAATACTATTCACAAGAATGGCTTCGTAAAAATATCCTTCAGCAAACTGATGATGATATTGAGGATCAAGATGATAAGATTATTGCTGAAAATGATTCAGGTGACCCACGTTGGGTTAATCAGGCAATCCTTCAGAATGAAATGATGGAACAACAGGCTGGTGCTCCACCCGAAGGACCAGAAGGTGATACAGAACAACAGCCTTTAGCATCGGATGAAGATACTGATGCAACTCCTGAAACGGATGAGAAGAATTCAAAGATCCGTAATGCACAGGCAGATTATGATCGTCTTTCACAGAAGAAGAATCGTTCACTATCGGATGAGGCTAAGTTAAAATCAGCTTCCTTAATAATTTCTAAGAATAAATAATTGATAATTGGAGACAAATATGGATAATGTATCAGATTTAATTGCTCATGCTTACGATCAGAAACCTTTAGAGTTTCAAACAGCATTTAACAATGCTATTGCCGACCGTCTTGTACAAGCTATTGACGATAAGAAAATTGAAGTAGCGCAGATTATGTTTAGTCAACCTGATTCAGATACAGAATTAGAATCGGATACAGATTACCAAGATCAAGAGGAAACAGAAGATGTCACAACAGCTTAAGGATATTCTTAAACAAGCACATGAACGCATCAAAGGCGTGCATGCTGCTAAGACTAAAGCAGGTTCAACAGGTAAAGATCCTGGCATTGATTATGATCCTAAGGCTGGTGATGAGCAAGAATTCATTGCTAAGCACTCTGTAGAAAAGTGGGATGAACCAAACGGTAATCCAGATTATGCTGATAAGGTAAAATACTCACTAGATACACCTCAAAATTCACGTATGGGTCATAAGCAAAGTGAAGCTAAAAAAGCTGAATTTAAGCCTGTAAAAGAAGCAAAAGAATCCGAAGATGTACAGTGCAATCACACACCTAAGGGTAAAATGTGCCCTGTTCATGGTATGACAGAATGCTGGTCAGCAAAGACAATTAAAGAAGTATCAAAAGTAAATGAAGTACTAACAAAGTCAACAACAGCTGGCGAAACAATCCACGATTTCGTTCACTCTAAAAATCCTAAGTTTGCTGGTAAGTCAAAAGAGAAGCGTAAGCAAATGGCTCTTGCTGCTTATTATGCTAAACAGAACGAAGAAACAATTCTCGAGTATGAAGCTGTTGAGCCATTGTTAGGTTCGGCTGATATTGCTAAAAACAAAACAGATGATACTCAGGACGAAATCGATATGGTTCGCACAGAGTTGAAAGCAATTGCTAATAAAGTTATGCATTTGCTTGCTAACATGCC